AGCTCTTACAATCCTGACACGGTATCTAAACAATCACGTTCACGATACCTGCAAAGGGCCGGCAACAATCTTTCTAGCGCTGGCAATACTTATTCGCGTTTCTAATTATGGCTAAGAACAAGATGCCCCCGGAGCTGCTGGCTCACTTTAAAAAGAAGCAGGAAGGAAAAGAAGGTGCTGAAAAGGACTCTAAAATGAGCGATAAGGAGAAGCGCAAGGATGCTCTCTCAAAAGCGCGTAAGCGCATGGAAGAGAAGAAAAAGAAAGACTGAACGCATTCCGCTATAATACAAATAACGTTATCAGCTGAATAGAAGTGTCAAGCAGTAGTTCTAATAAGCAACCGTTGATGGTCGACCGCCCGGCAACGACTTCGACGTTGTTGACCGTTGCTTCAGGCCAGGCCTTCAGCACGAACCTTGTTCCTACTGCTGTTGGTAACGCAACCAAGGTTTTCGACGTTGACTCTGGTGCAACAGATACATCGATTTCTGGTGCTTACATCGATGAAATTTGGCTGCGCTATACCAAGCGTTGCCTTGAGTTCATCGACGCGCAAGCTGTCACCACGGGCACATATTCCGCTAACAGCACTACGGTGACTGTGACGATCACAGGCGGCCACAACGCACGTGTTGGTCAGAAGGTTTGGTGTGACTTTACTTCTTACAGCTCGGGCGTTGTTCCCATTGATCAAGAGTTAACGATCGCTACCGTCACACCGACGACCTTCACAGCTAGCATTCCTAGCCTCAGCGGGACCATCACAGGCAACGTTAGTGTCCGTCTGCCTATTGATATTTGTTTTTATCTGGTAAACGTCGGTACTGTAAGTAACACTAACCAATTTTTCCCGCTTTTCGTCTCAAGTGTTGAGGCAGTTGGTTCTGAAGTCGTTTACAGTCTGACTGATAAAGAGGATTTACCGTTTATCAACCACCCAGTGGTGCAAGCCGGTACAAATATGGGCAGTGCTAACAGCAATAAAGCACTTAAGAGCCGTGGATTGATGCTTAAGCGTGGCCAAGCTCTCTATGCCGCTGTAAGTGGCTCAACTGCGCTTACAAATGGCTTCTATGTAGGCGTCCAGGGCGGCTTCTATTGATTTTTTACCATGCCTTTTGGACTAAACAAGTTCAAAAGCTCTTCGTCTGGGCCTTTTGACCGTAATCAGGACAAAAATTTCGGCAAATTAACGTCTTTTGAAGGCCCAAGTCGTCGTGCAGCGGCAGAAAACCCTTTTGACACGACCAGAAAGCCGGAAGAGGCTAGTGAAATCCGCTTTTACAACCAAGATTCCCTCTGGTCACGCTGGCGAAGGGGTTTTGAGTTGTATTCCATCACTCAAAGCACGCTAGGGTCGCTTTTTCGGGAAAGAAAGGCCCGTGGTGACTATCGCCTGTACTTTTCGTTCCAACAATTCCCAGGAATCTTCGTCCCTGCCCGTCTTTTCACGTATCCATCAGCAAGTAACGAGATAGGCGAGCAGCTGGTGGGGATGCGCGACACAAATGCGTTCTCTTTCTACGATATTGGCATTCCCATCGATGAAGTCCGCTATTTATCTGACGGAGTCAGCGGGACATATACTCAATCTGGGACTACCATCACGGTTACAAAGTCAAATCACAATTATTTTATAGGTGATGAAATATATCTTGACTTCACAACAGGTTCTGCCACTGATGACACGTTAGCGATTGTTTCCAGGACGCAAAATACTTTCACTCTTACAGCAGCAAGTTCCGCCACAACAAGTGGCAATGTGACTTACTACTTGTCGACTACTTTTACCGATACAAGGTGGACGAACACCAGGGTAAAGCTCCGCGAGCTTCCTGAACAGGTCAGCCTTTTAAAAGATGAACGGATGACCGACCGTATCATCGAGCGGGATCCTGGCATCGATTCAACTTACAGCAGACTAGCTTCTACGGTTACTGTGACGACTAGCTCTGCTCACGGCCTAGCAACGGGTAATAAAATTTTCCTCGATGTATCCACTGGCGATGTGCCGACAGGTCGTTATTCAATTACTGTCACCTCAACGACTACTTTTACGTTTTTGACTATTACAAGTAGTTCTACAAGTGGCAATGCAAAAGTAAATCGCTTGGTCAGGGGATTTGATTACACAGATTATGTAGGATTCACGGTGACAGGATCGGATGCGACCACAAAAGAAATAATATTTCAACGTAAAGATAGTTACGGAGCAAAAACCATTTCAGGACAGACTGCTACTGTCGTTCCTGCACACAGAGGATTCACAGTCGGTAGATATTTGACTACCGAATTGAGGTGGCAGTGCACTTGCCAGGACTATACAAAGAGAAAGGGATACAATCTTTTTAAAGATAGAACTAAAAATAAGTTTCCAGTAACCCCTGTACAGAACTTAAGCCCTGGACAGACAATTAATAAAAATAATGAACTTAGCGACAGCAGGGACAACCCTGGTGTGTTTGAAGATTTTGGCTATACAACTGTAAACAATTTTTATCAAATACCTGAGTACGAGGATACAGAGGAGTTCGCTTCTCAAACACTGCTATATTACCAACCTCGTTGGTGTAAACACATATATGCCTCCATGTGGGCATTGATTCATGACGAGGGGGGTCAGCCGATTTCATTGTCTTCGTCATATACCCAGAGTGGACCTAACATCACCATCAATGCGGTTGATCATAACCTAGAGCAAAATCAAAGAGTAAAGATTACTTTTACAAGTGGATCAGCAATCAGCGGTGACTATGTAGTTTCTTCGGTCACTGACTCAAATACTTTTGTAATCGTCTACCCATTCAGTGATACGACGTCAGGTTACTGTGATGTCGCCAACCTGGCGCCACACGAATATGTCGGGACCTGGCTCTTGGAACCAAGTGATCAACCTGTAGGTAAAGGGTTGGAAACTTTCTACAAAAATTTTGAGAAAGAGTCAATTAAATTGAAAGAGGCTGCTGAAAAGTATGTTCTTGATAGGCAATTTTTTGGCTGGGCTGGAACACAAAATATCATCGGCCAAAACAACAACCCTGAAGATGTCGCTGACTTCAGAGCATCAGCTCCTTCGATGCTGTTGACAGATGACATTAGGCGTAATGCCCAAGGTCTGCTCGATCGTGCAGGCACTGTTTTCAATACGACTAGCAGGTTTGCGCAGCTGGTCAACAAACTCTTTAATCTTCAACCAGAGGTTATTGAAAATGCGAAGTTTGGATTAATCGACCAACCTCTGAGTGAGTACACCGATGAGTTTGAGCAAGGTTTTGTTGAGGGTGGAGAATACCTTAGTGGCGTTCCTACAGAAAGCACAGCCTCTGTTGTCACTATTGAGGCAAGTACTTATAGCCCCTTGACTGATCAAGATAGAATAGTTGATGCCGGTACATACATCAATATCTAAATGTCGGTACAGATTCTCTCCAGGCGCTCTTCTGTTTTAAGAGACAGACCATTCCCCACGAGACTTGGTGATGGTGAGCTTGCTATCAATACGAATGCAGGAGAGCCCGGACTCTTTTTTAAAGATTCAGGTTCTGGTTTGATTAAGGCTGGACCTACTTTTGTAGGTGCTACTGCGCCGAACGCATCTGGTGTCGGCTTTACAAGCAGCAGTAAAGGCGAGTCTTGGCTTGATACAGCAAGTACACATATACTTAAAATCAATGACGGCACCAGCTTTCAAACCGTGAAGGCTGTTGTGTCGCGGAGCGCAGGTCAGCCTACAAGCCCTGTTGACGGGCAGCTTCACTATGACACTACTGCTTCGAATTTTCTTATGTACGACGCAGACGCTGCTGCTTGGGTGACTCTTTAATTAGATAATAAGTGGTCGAGAATCCTGTCCAGCTTGGTATGTACTGACTCAATCTCACGCCTGAAGTCTTCTTTTAGTACGTATTCTTTTGTCATGCTGTCATAGAGGGAATCGTAATCATCCTCTATACGTTCGAAACGCCTATCAATTTTTTTGTTGAAATTATTCAAGGCACGCGACAGTCCCGTGAAGGCGCCGATGCCACCTGTGATCACAGCTGTTATCAATTCAGGTGACATCCTTACTTCTCTTATATATCTATTCTAAAGGGTCAAACAATTTAGAATTGTTAATTATGGGGTTGAAATATGGCAACCGGCTATGAGCCCAATATTGAAGGTGCGATTGCAGTCTTGGTAGACCTGATGACTGCCAACGCCTTCACGATGACTCGACAACCCTACGAGCCAAATTACCGTGGGCTCGTAGATGCAGTAATTGATCTGAAAGAAGGCTTCCCTGTATTTGCACCAGAAAGGATTGGCTTTGATGCCACGACTTTTGAGGCTGTTGCTAACGGCGATGCTTTATATATGAGAAGTAGTGATGGCCAAGTAGGTAAAGCTCAGGCGGATGGCACGCAGGACGAGGCTCTTGTCGTCGGGTTTGCAGACGATGCTGCGGCGTCTGGTGCGACTGTAAAGGTTCTTGTTGCTGGATTGCTTGATTACCCAAGCACTATCGATCCAGGTGATGTGTATTTTCTAAGCACTACCCCTGGAGCTATATCTACGTCACCACCGACAGGATCTGGTGAATTTGTAGCACGTGTTGGCGAGGGGGCTACTACGTCCGAGTTCAGTATCCAACTTGAGCCTCCCATGAGGCTGAACTGATGGCGGGAGTAAGTAATTACGAGCCGTACGCTTCGAATGCTGAGGGGCTTACTCAAGTACTTATTGACTTGAAAGATACCATGGCAGGAAAAACCGTTTATGCGGTTGCTGGTTTTGGTGCTCTTGCGTTCGAAAATGTGACTCAAGGAGCAGCTCTCTATTCGCGTTCTTCAGACGGAAAGGTTGGTTTAGCGCGAGCTGCAGGGACGCTAGATGAAGCCACTGTTGTCGGATTTGCTCAGACCGCAAAGAACACTGGCGAGGAAGTTCGTGTTTTGACAGTAGGTGTTCTCGCCACTTCTGGTTTAGATGCAGGGGATCCGTTTTACCTTGCTACAGGTTATGGCGGTATAACATCTACGCCACCATCAACAGCTGGACAATATCTTGTACGAGTAGGTGAGGCATCAACGACGGCGAACTTGATTATCCAATTAGAGCCTCCGATTCTTCTGAGTTAATTTTTACCACTGATAGGATAGATCCATGGCAACAAGAAACGCATTAATCCTTAATTCAGGATTTATCCAGGAGCTAAACACTTCTTCGGATAAGTTAAATTTTGCTGGCAATAGCACTTCTGATCTTTCTGAAGGAACTAATCAGTACTTCACAAATGCCAGAGCCAGGGGTGCAATCTCTGTAACGGATTCTGGTGGCGACGGTTCCCTTGCTTATAACTCAAGCACTGGTGTAATTACTTACACAGGACCCAGTGCTAGTGAAGTACGCGCTCATCTAAGTGTTGCGTCGGGATCAGGACTTACTTACAACAGCGGGACGGGAGAGTTTGGCACAAACGCTATACCAAATAGTCAGTTAGCCAACAGTTCTTTGACAGTTGGTTCTACCAGTATTTCACTAGGCGCTACTGCAACTACGGTCGCTGGGCTAACATCACTGACCTCTACCACGCTTGAAGGCACGACGACCGTACGGGTTGGTGCAGCCGATGCAGCAAACGGGATTGTCCTTAACTCCTCCGGGATTACATTCGAGGGCTCTAGTGCTGATGCGAGTGAAACAACTATTTCAGTAACAGATGCCACTGTAGATCGTTCGATTGTTTTCCCAGACGCGGGTGGTACTGTAGCGCTGCTGACATCTCTGAGTGCTAGTAATAGTGGAACAGGTCATGGATCTTTAGCGTATAACAATTCGACCGGCGCATTTACTTATACAAAGGTTACCGCTGCAAATATTAGAGGCGAAATTTCAGTAACTGATTCTGGTGGTGACGGCAGCCTCGCTTACAATAACTCAACAGGAGTAATTACTTATACAGGTCCAAGCGCTAGTGAGGTTCGTGCTCATTTAAGTGTGGCGTCAGGATCCGGTCTTACATATAACAGCACAAGTGGCGAGTTTGGTACGAATGCAATTCCTAATTCTCAATTAGCAAACTCGACAGTAACAGTTGGATCTACCTCAATTGCTTTAGGAAGTTCAGCTACGACTATTGCAGGCTTAACGTCCGTGACCTCAGCTGCCGTGGTAACTAACGATAGTGGCTTTAGAGTTAGAGATAACTCAGACAATACAAAACAGCTTGCTTTCGAGTGTTCAGGAATAGCATCCTCAACGACTCGAACGATGACCGTTCCTAATTCGAACGGCACCATCTCTACAGAAGATTTTGCTACCGCAATTGCAGTTGCATTAGGATAGATCTATGGCAACCCAAGTACAATTCCGCAGAGGCACAACTGTCCAGCATTCAGTCTTTACAGGCGCCGCTGGTGAAGTTACTGTCGACACTGATAAGAATGCATGCGTTATTCACGATGCAGTAAGAGCAGGGGGCTTTCCTCTCCTGAGAGATGATGGAAGTAATTCTGAACTTGCTTTAGGTTCACTTAGCAGCTGTGCTCTCAAATTTGCTTCGGACCCTAACACTGGTATCATCTCACCGGGACCCGACCAAGTGTCGTTTGTGACGGGTGGTGTTGCTAGGCTTACAATAGATTCAGCTGGCGCTATTAGCGTTCCGGGTAATGTCACGATTACTGGAAGTTTGACAGTAAGCGGTGCATTCGATTCATCCGAAAACCTCGCTCTGATTGTCGCCTTAGGATAATATGGCAAACACTTTTAAAATCGACACTAAGTCAAGCCTCGTGACCACGGCGATCACGGACGCTGCGACTAACGTTCTTACCGCAGGCAGCACCGCAACCTTGGTGCTTCTTAGTTGTTTGGTTTCAAACAAGTCAAGCAGTAGCGCTGATGTCGATATTTACCTGGTGACGAACACAGGCGACGATGTGTATCTGATTCGTAACGCTCCAGTGCCGGCTGGTTCGACCCTGGAGGTTATCGCAGGATCGAAGATTATCCTCGAGTCAAATGATGTTCTTCGTGCAAGGAGTGATACAGGAACCGCACTCGATTTATCCATTAGTTACTTAGAACAGACTCCTTAATAGGTCATGGGCTTAACAACTAATGAGGCTACAGAGTTAGTAAAAGCTTTAACTCTTCGTGTGGAGGAGCTGGAAGCTCTTCTCAATCCCGTTGCGATTCTTGCCCAGGAAGATACATCTTGGCGTGTTGTAAGACAGAAAAGAGATGCCCTGTTACGTTCGACCGATTGGGTGATGACCCCAGGTTCGACTATTGATCAAGCTGCTTGGGCTGCATATAGACAAGCACTTCGTGATCTTCCTCAAACTTATCAGGCTGCTAGATTAGAAGATATTAGTTGGCCTGTCCAGCCTAGTCTGTAAGGAATTTAAATGGCTTACATCGGTAACGACCTTGAGGTAGCTTTCCAAAGTTATCTGATCATTGATGATATTAGCAGCGGTTTTGATGGCTCTGAGACGAGTTTTACTCTCAATGTAAACGGCGCTGTTCCGGTTCCCTTTCCGATTAATCCTCAGCAGTGTCTGATCTCAGTTGCTGGTGTTATTCAGGAGCCTGATCCGACAGGTTCATCAGGTTTTAACTTATCTGGAAATAATATTGTTTTTAGTTCTGCTCCTGCAGGCAGTGCTTCTTTCTTTGGCGTTGTTTTAGCGGGCGCTGATTATGTCAATGTAGGTGTTGATTTCCCTGCGGGCAGTGTCGCCGCGCCCTCGATTACCTTCGTCACGGACAAGGATACGGGCTTCTTCTCAAAAGCAGCCAATGAAATTGGTATTGCTTGCGCTGGTACTGAAGTTGGTGTCTTCAGCTCCACTGGTCTGAGCAGCGGTTTTGCTGATGGATCTGCAGCCAGCCCGAGCATCTTTTTCACGTCGGACACCAATACGGGCGTCTTCAGAGGTGGTCCAGACGTCATTGGTTTTGCCACGGGTGGTGTAACGAGGTTAACTATTGAAACCGGCGAAGTCGTAATTAACGACAACAGTAATGACGTTGATTTCCGCGTCGAAGGTAATGGCGATGCCAACCTTCTTCACGTTGATGCAGGTAACGACAGGGTTGGTATCTCTACAGTGTCTCCCTCAGCACTTCTTGATGTTGACGGTGGAGACGCTCTGATTCATGGAGTCAGTGTCGGTCGCGGATTGGGTAGTGTTGCGTCCAACACGGTTGTCGGTAACACCGCACTGGATGCAAATACTTCTGGTTCAAATAATACGGCGATTGGTCAGGCAGCACTAACTAGTAACACTGAGGGCAATAACAATACTGCAGTTGGTAGAAACTCAGCTGCAGCTCTGACCACGGGAGACGGTAATACTGCGCTTGGTAGTGGTTCAATGAACTCCCAAACCACTGCAGATAACAACACTGCAGTTGGTTATGACTCTCTTTATTTCACCACCACCGGTGCTAATAACTCCGCGTTTGGTAAGTCAGCATTACAAAATAACACCACTGGTAATGCAAACACTGCGGTCGGAAAAGATGCGCTGAGTAGCAGCACGACTGCAAACAACAATGTAGCTGTTGGTTCTTTTAGTCTCGATACAAATACTACAGGCGACAACAACGTAGCCATCGGCGTTGAAGCACTGGAAAAAAATACAACTGCGAACAACAACACTGCAGTTGGTTTTCAAGCCTTAGAGGAAAATACAACAGGCACGAAAAACCTTGCGGTTGGTGCGCTTGCTCTAGATGCAAATACAACAGGAGGTAGTAATGCAGCTGTCGGTTACAACGTTTTAGGAGCAAATACTACAGGCTCTTACAACGTTGCAATGGGCGACGGTGCTCTTACTTCAAACACTACAGCAGATGACAACACTGCTATTGGGATAAGTGCACTTCTAGTAAACACCACTGGCACGCAAAACGTTGCTATCGGCAACAGTACTCTTGACGCTTGCACTACAGGAACACGCAACGTTGCGGTTGGCACAAGTGCGCTGAGTTCAAGCACTTCCTCTAGTTACAACACTGCTATTGGATATGGAGCGTTGTTTGCCAACACAGGCACTCAAAACGCTGCATTAGGTTACGCTGCTTTGCTTAACAGCACAGCTAGTGATAACGTTGCGGTCGGCAACAATGCGCTAACGAATGCCACCACTGGCACGCAGAACGTTGCTGTTGGTTCTCTTGCTCTTGATGCGAACACAACTGCAAATAACAACACTGCTGTCGGTTATGACTGCTTAGGAGCTAACACCACTGGCGCTCAAAATACTGCTGTTGGTAGAGAAGCAGGTCAAGAAAATACGACAGGGTATAACAACACATTTGTAGGTGAAAAAGCAGGCGAATCAAACACAACTGGGTACAACAACACTGCTGTTGGGCGGTTCGCTTTTAATTCAAATGCCACAGGGGTTCAGTGTGTTGCTATAGGCGTTGAAGCACTGGAAAAAAATACCGCAAACAACAATACTGCTGTTGGATATCAAGCATTAGAAGACAACACTAGCGGCACGCAAAATACAGCTGTTGGAACACATGCACTTGATGCAAACACTACCGCTTCTGAAAATACTGCTGTTGGTTACAACGCGCTCACGTCAAACGTGTCAGGCAACGCAAATACCGCAGTCGGAGAAGAAGCTCTTAAAAACAATACTGCAAGCTTTAACACCGCTTGCGGAGCGGAGGCTCTTAAAGCAAACACCACTGGCACAAACCTCACTGCTGTTGGTACGTCTGCTCTTATATCCAACACCACTGGACTATATAACACAGCCGTTGGTACTTCTGCTTTAAATGATACCACTACTGCAAATGACAATACAGCTGTTGGCTATAACAGCCTTAACTCAAACACTGGAGGATCTAACACGAGTGTTGGGTCTATAGCATTAGGGGCAAACACAACAGGTTATCAAAGCACTGCCGTCGGTGCGTTTGCTCTTGATGCAAACACCACAGGTATTCGCAACGTTGCTGTTGGAGAATCAGCTCTTACTACCAGCACAACCTCAAGCAACAATACTGCTGTAGGTAGGTCAGCTCTAGAGCAAAATACTACAGGCTCAGAAAATACAGCGGTTGGATCACAGTGCCTAGATAACAACACTACTGGCACTAACAACGTTGCGATGGGTTATCACGCTTTAGGCGCGAATACTACTGCAAACAATAACACTGCCTTTGGACATGCAAGCCTTGCAGCAAATACTGGTGGCACGGAACTCGTAGCTGTCGGCTACCTTGCCCTTGACGATAATACAACAGCTAGTTACAACACGGCGATTGGCAGTCAGGCCCTAGCTAACACTTCAACTGGCGCCCAAAACACAGGGGTTGGTCGCGCTTGTTTGGCTCTTAACACCACGGGCAACAGCAACGTGGCTGTGGGATATAACACATTGTATTTCAACACCACAGGCACGCAAAATGCTGCGGTCGGAAAAGACGCATTAGGTTCAAACACCACAGCAAGTAACAACACTGCCGTTGGACATAACGCTTTGGGTGCAAACACCACTGGTGATAACAACGTTGCTGTTGGTGCTTTCACCCTTGATGCAAACACTAATGGGCATAGCAACACTGGTGCTGGCTATGCAGCACTAAGTGCAAATACATCCGGCCAGCAAAACGTGGCTATAGGATATGCAAGTCTTGATGCAAACACCTCTGGTAACTACAACACTGCTATTGGCTACGACGCCCTAACTTCAAATACAACTGCAGGCAACAATGTTGCCGTTGGCAATACAGCTCTTGCCACAACTACTACTGGCGACATCAATACGGCTATTGGCAATGTAGCTCTGCGCTACCTCACGACTGGTGAATCAAATACAGCAGTTGGATATGGTGCTGCTGAAGCAGTAACAGTCGGAGCCAGAAATGTAGCAATGGGCAGAAATGCTTTGGCGGCTTGTACTACGTCCGACTACAACACCGCTATTGGCTCATTCGCTGGTGACGCTATTACAGGCGCTAATAATACAGTTCTTGGATACAGTGCTGGCGGCAGCCTTACAACTGGAGACGATAATGTTTGCATTGGTTATGATGTTGATACAGATAGCGTCAGCACTTCAGACAGCATCCAAATTGGTCGCTCCCTAAATGGAGTGGGGGCCAATTATTTCACGTTTGGAACTAATGGTCACAAGGTTTACAACCAGTTCACCTCGAACGCATCATGGACGCGCAGCTCTGATGTTCGCCTAAAGAAAGACATCGAGACCAACACTGATTTGGGTCTTGGTTTTATCAACGATCTCCGCACCGTTACTTACAAGTGGAAAGCACCTTCAGAGCTTGATCCAAGTCTTTCCGATTACAACGCAGAAAAGACTGAGCATCCCTACACGAACAAGATGTATGGCTTCATTGCTCAGGAGGTCAAGCAGGCGCTAGACGATCACAACGTCACTGATTTCAACGGCTGGCACGTCACTGATAACGATGATGCAATTCAAGGAATCAGCTATGAGATGTTTGTCATGCCGTTGGTGAAAGCGGTGCAAGAACTGTCGGCAGAAAATGAAGCATTCAAGGCTAGACTGGATGCTGCAGGCATCTAAATTCACTTCTCGATATCATGTCCTCTGAAGCCCCCTCCGCTGCCGAGATT